TCAACGGTTTGTATAGCCACAAAGACTTCTTTGAGAAGTACAAGATATTTGATAACACAAATATTTATGCTATCAAGCATGGAGTGGTGGATCGTTTAATCAAGGAGGGGTACAACCTTGTGGATTTTAACACTTGGTTCAAGACTCGCTTGAAGAAACTTAATGATAGCAAGTTCAAAGATATTTATCAGTTTAATAATCTTGTAGAACAGTGTCGTTCTGAATATAATTCAGATGACAAGATGAATCGTGGGTATGGTCAAGGATATATGGATCGACAGTTTCTATTCCATATGCTTAATATGTTCGGACTTGAGTATGCTGACTTTATCAATAACAAGGATATTGTGCAAACTCTGGATAGTCTGATGACTTTGGAGTTCTTTGCTGATACTATTCATCGTAGCGAATTTGATATCAAAAAGTTTAATAAGGATGACTACTATGGTCACATGACTAAACTATTGAGCGATTTTGGAATCAATGGTCTTGATAGTGCCAAGATTAAAGATGCTAATGTTATCTATAATCAGATCAATCGTATCATTGATAGTATCTATGAAAACGACAAGGTTTCACAATACAAGAAAATTTTTAAGAAGGCAGATTCTGACAATGGGTATGTTGCTCCAAAGATCGCTGATCTTAGAAAAACAATTAAAGTGGAACTTGACAGCAATCCGATGTTCAAGTATATTATGTGTGTCACGCCGGTTAGTGGTGATTTGAGAGAATTGAAGAACATTAATCCTCTCAAGCAAAACGATGTAAACAGAAACCACTACTATCGTGACAACAATGGTTGGTTTACTACGATTAGTGATGTTAATATGTTGAAGGTTCAATTCGGTCAAATTATAGGTTGATTTCACAGGAAAACAGGAGAAATAAAATGAGTGTTCCTTTTATGTGGGTTGATGGTAATCTTACGCTTGTTCTTAATAACAGGACGTATCAGGTTTTGCCGGATCATATTAACTACAAGATGATTATTGAGGCGTTGCCAACCGCGACCCCTGATGAACTTCTTGAGATTGTTGATGTGGAAAAGGCGGTGGCTAATTTTAGTGATGGTCTTGTTGAGATTAAGAATGGTCAAGTTCTTTATGAGAACGAGATTGTTCATGGTAGTATCAGCAACCGTATTCTAGAGTTTATGAGCAAGGGTCTGCCTTTCTATCCTCTGGTTAATTTTCTTCATAACCTAATGGAGAATCCTAGTATGCAGAGTCAAAAGGAACTGTATGATTTCCTTGAGCATGAGCATCTGCCCATTACTGAGGATGGATATTTCCTTGCCTACAAGGCTGTTAGAAATGATTTTATGGATAAGTATCGTGGGGTTTTCGATAATAGTGTTGGCAAGATTTGCAAAATGCAGCGAGCCAAGGTTGATGATGATCGTGCTAGGGGTTGTTCTGATGGACTTCATGCTGGTGCATTGAACTATGTTGCTGGTTATGGTAGTCTTGAGAGCGGCGACAAGATTGTGATCGTCAAGATTAATCCCAAGGACGTTGTGAGTGTTCCTAGTGATTGCAACTGTGAGAAACTTCGCACTTGCCAATATGAAGTTGTTGGAGAGTATCAAGGCGAACTTCTCAAGCCTCTTTATGCGGCTAACTTCTCTGAGGATGAGTATTCTGATGAGGAGGATGAACATGATAACGATTATGATTGGGGTTGGAATGATGATGAAGAAGATCTAGACGATGATTACTATGCTGATAATGATGAGGAAGATGACGATCAGTATTGATTATTAAAAGAAGGTGGAGTCTGGTGACTAAGATAATAGCCTCTGGTTGGGAAACTCGACAAACGCTATTTGAGAGGGTTCGATTCCCTCCCATTTTTTAAAAGGAATATTGATGAACGATCCATACGATGATGAAGATGACGAATATGATGATGATTATTATAATCATGATTATAGTGATCAATATGACCCATATAAATTTTACTTCAAGTTTGATGTAAACCAAAACTCTCAGTTGTCGGAATGGATAAGCAAAATGATCAACGATATCTTTAAAAAAGATTATGACTTCGATAAGATGATAGTGTTTCCTGTGAATAGTTGGAATCCTAATACTGCGAATGATAAAAAGTTCCAGTATTTAGGATCCAATTATAATGGAGAACCAATCTGGAAAAAGAAATACTTTGTTCATGATGTTTTACAAACTCAATATCTTAATCATCTACAAAGCCATGCCTCTTATTTCATCCAACAACCGTTACACTATAAGTCACTTTACGATATCTTAAATTAAGAGTTTATAATGAACAATGAGTGGTTTGCTATTAATGACTTTGATGAGTTTGTGGACGCTGCTAGAATTTTGATCTTTAATAGTTTTGGAAAAAATTTAGAAACAGAAGATCAACTAGAAGTAGAAAAATTATTAGACTGTAAGAAGCAGGACAGAACAGAACTAGATAAATCATTATCCCATGATGAATCTTCTACTATAGCAAAGAATGTCCTAAGAAGTAAGACAAATAAAATCACTAAAAAGATTACTTATTATGTCAATGATACTAAGTTCATGGAGTTCCTTGAACTGTTAAATGATCGTATGGTTAGTAATATACTAAATGATTTGGCTAATATGGGTCTGATAGAATCAGCATTTGATAATGATTCTAATGACTTTATTTTTTGGATTAAAAATGAGCATAAAGAAGAAATCAAAAAAATTATTGAAAAACCAGAAACCGATTGAAGCAGATATACATCTTAAATATAGATGTAATAAATGTGCTCGGGATCATTGGTTATCTATTAAAGAAGCCTCTACAAAAAACTTTAAGATAGTCTGCGATTGTGCAAAGGTTTTTGGGGTTAGGTTAGTAACTGGTTTTAAACTAAGATACTCTCAGAAACTGGTTAAAAAATCTATAAAAATTCCAGTTGATCTACTGGATAAGTCTGTTAAATTATTGGTTGGTTACGGATTTACCATCCAAGAGGCTACAGATTCTATAACAAAGTCTTATTTGGAAAATCCTAACGATGATTTTGCGTCCTTGGTAAAACAAACTTTAGCATCAATGAGAACATAATGGCTACTAATATTATTCGTCCATCAAAATTTGATGATGTAATTGGTCAAAAAGAGGTTGTGTCTAGGCTGCGTATTCTGGTGCATGGCTGTTTAAACACTGGTGGTGTGATGCCCCATGTTTTAATAGACGGGCCTCCTGGCCTTGGTAAAACGACCATAGCGAGTGCTATAGCCAACGAACTGGGTACAAACTTATATACGATCAATGCGGCAAATGTGCGGAGTGTTAAGCATATTCTTCCATATCTTATGGGTATCGAAGCAAAATCAGTATTATTTATAGATGAAATTCATAGACTTCCCAAACTTGTGGAAGAATTTCTTTATCCTGTGATGGAAGATTTTACTTTAAATATTACTCTGGATACTAAACCAGAAACTATTGATCTTCCAATGTTTACTATGATAGGTGCTACTACTAGTGGTGGTAGTTTAAGTCAGCCATTCTATGATCGTTTCACAATAAAAGAACATCTTTCTTTTTATACACCCGATGAGTTAGCCGAACTAGCCGGATCGAACGCAAATAAGCTCGGACTAATGATTGAACCAGATGATCTTCTGGAAATTGCTAAAAGAAGCAAAGGAACACCACGAATCCTTAATGCTAGACTACAATGGTATAAGAACTACACAGCATTTTACCATGATAAGAAGATGGATATTGATGAAGTTTTTAATAGTCAGGGTATTGATAATAGAGGATTAGATGTTTATGATAGGTTATATTTAGAGGTATTACAAAAGTCAAGAGGTAATGCACTCGGACTAAAAAGTATCTCATCAATGACAGGAATCGCAATAGAAACAATAGAAAATAGTATCGAGCCCTATTTGATCAGAGAAAGATTTGTTATTCGTACTCCAAAAGGTAGGATTATAGGAGATAAAAAATGAAATCTGTATTAACAGCGATTGTCATATTTCTTCAAACTCTAACTTTGATGGGTGGTGAGCCACCAGTTTTTGTAAATGATATGTTAGATGCTATTGCACTATCCGAAAATAATAACAAAGATATCCTTGTGATTTTTACAGCAGACTGGTGCAAGTATTGTCAGATCATGAAAAAAGATATTGAACAAGATCAGAAAATAGTATCAGATAAAATTGTTTGTTATATTGATATTGACAACCATAATAATAAAGATATTATAAAGCAATATAAAGTTAAAACTATTCCAGATTATTGCATACTTAGAAAGAGAATAGAGATCAAACGAACACGCGGATATACTACTAAAGATAAGTTTATAAAATGGATTCAAGATGACAAATAATATTATTATAATTATCTTAGTTATATTAAATTTCTTTGCTTTTGTCTTAGGATTATTATGTGGTAAAATACTATTGAATAATAGTCAGGCAAATATTGGGAGTCAGTCATTTTTTAAACAGCAGAAACAACCAAATACCTTAGAAAAAAGCATTATATCTATTGATGATAGTAAATATGTTGTTGATATAAAAACAACAGACTTAGAGAAAAAATATGATTCTTTGGGAGAAACAAAACAGTCAACAGAACAGATATCGTCATCTATTAACAAATTAAAGAATCTTAAAAAATAGGCTATTTTTGGTGTAAAATATATTATACCAATAATTATGAAAGGCTATATTATGGCAAAAGGTTTAGACGTAGGTACTAGTTTTATTGTTCTATCAACAGAAAAATCTGATGGTACTGTTGAGTATAAAGACTTTAGGGATGCCTTTTATATTATCAAGCCAACAACACCAGTTGCTACAAAAATGATAGAAAAAGGACTTGATGGAAAAGTTTTCATCAAAGATTCTGATGGTTCATTTATTCTACTAGGTAAAGATGCTATCGAAAAAGCTATTGAAAGAAACGATACAGCAAAAAGACCTATGTATCGTGGAGTAGTATCAGCAAAAGAAAAAGACGCTAAAAGAATTCTAGCTTTTATTCTGAAAGAAGTTGCTGGTAATGCTAGTGAGCCAAATGAAAAATTAGTATTTTGTGTTCCAGCACAACCAGTTGATCAAGAAGATGATGGTTTTGATGTTGGATATCATGAGGATGTTGTCAAAACAGTTTTAGCAGAGTGTGGTTATGATGCTAGGGCGATTAATGAAGCAGAAGCGTTGTGCTATGCTGAACTAGATAATGATGATTATACTGGTATCGCTATTAGTTGTGGTGCTGGCATGACAAATGTTTGCGTTATGTTAAATGGTGAACCAACTGTAGTCTTTAGCACCACTAAGTCTGGCGATTGGGTTGATCGTATGGCGGCTGTAGCCACCGGAGAACCCGATAGTGTTGTTCAGGCAGAGAAGGAGGCGGGTGGTTTTAAAGTTGGGGAACCAAGCGATAACCCAGTATTGTCAGCAGTATCAGCATACTATGATCGTTTGATAGATTATACTGCAAAACAATTATCAAATGCTTTAAGCAATCATAAATCATTGCCAAAATTTAAAAATCCACTAACCATAGTAGTTGCTGGAGGAACATCACAAGCAGAAGGTTATATTGACTTATTTACTAAAAAATTAGAAGTGAATAGTTTTCCATTACAAATAAAAGAGGTTAGACACGCAACCGATCCTCTTCATGCAGTTTCAAAAGGATGTCTAATAGCCTCTAAAGTTTTGTAATGAACCATAATTAATACTACTAATAATAAAATTATGTGTATTAAAATAGGTTATATTTAACTTCAATATACATTGGAGTGATTATGAAAAAACTATCTTTTCTAGTAATATTATTAATTTTATGTTCTTCATATTTGCTGACAGCAGGAACTATTGATCCTAATATTTCAGATCAAAAATATGTAGAATATGGTAAGTATTTTGATTATGTTGTAAGTTTATGCGGTAAAACAGAGGATGGTAAGAGTTACTGTGCATCTGCTGTTATTATCAAACCAAAATTTATACTAACAGCAGCCCATGTTGTTCAAGGAGTAGTCTCAGGGGAGATCACTGTTGATGGAAAAAAATATGATGTAGAATACTTTATTTATCCAAAGGAATATGAAGATAAAAAATTTGGCTTTCACGATATAGCCATAGGAAAACTTAAAGATTCTGTTGAACTTAAATTTTATCCACCACTATATACCAATACTGATGAGGTGGGAAAAGTTTGTTGCATATCTGGATTTGGTTTAACTGGAACATTTAATACTGGGGCTACATTCTCTGATCATAAAAGAAGAGCAGGATCAAATATTATTGATATGATAGATAAAGAACTATTAATCTGTTCCCCATCAAGATCAAATAATAAAACTAGTCTTGAATTTATCATAGCAAGTGGAGATAGTGGCGGTGGGCTTTTTATAGATGGTAAATTAGCTGGAATTAATTCTTGTGTTATAGCAGATAAAACCCCAAAGTCCGATTATTTAACCGAAAG